CTAGATGCTTCTTTAGAACCATGCCAATTTAAATATTGATAGGTAGTATAATTATGCGTATGTTCACCTGCAACATTTACAGAAGCGCCATGAGTATGTGAAGGCAATTCTCCCACAGTGAGTTGATGAGTTGCCTCCCCACCAGTACTTCCTGCATTATAGGTTGTTCCCCAAGAAGATTTACCTTGTGCTAATAACACACGACCTGCCGGCATTGCTTCCCATGTACCAAAGCCAAATAACGTAGCTGGATTAGTAGATACAGTAGACATGTAAATACTTCCAACTGGATAGACTTTTTTTATTATTTCTACAACGTTATTTTTTACATATGCTGTAGTAGCAACACGTGTACTATTCTCTGTTGTTGCCGGTGTTGCGCTATACATTGCACCGACTGCTGTTACGGCACCACTAGTTTTAATGTTTCCATTCCTATGGTTTATTGCTACTCTAATAGGTGTACCGCTGCTGCATAAATCCCTAAATCCCGTACTATACCAACTACCTATTACTAAATTTACTTTATTTTGGCTTATGGCTGTGCTTTCATCTACATCTCCACCACCATATTTTATACTTGCACTTGTTCCACTTATTACTAAATTAGCAGCATTAGTAGCATTAGCAACATTATTTATTGTAGCAGTACTAGTAGTACCGTTTCCTTTAGTAACTGTAATAGTAGAGTTACTAGCTGTTACTCCTTTTACATATGTTGTATTTATTGCTTGACCTTGACTATCTTGGTTTGCTTTTGTTGCTAAGTCTGCATTAGCTGCACTATTGGCTTTACCTTGAAGATTACCTATAAATTTAGTAGCAGTAATGTTATAACCACTAGCATTTATATTACCGTTCATAGTTCCGCCAGATAATGGTAAACAAACTTCTTTAGCCCACTCTTTTATTTTTAACTTTATACTATCTAATGTTGCTTCAGCTGAACCAAATAATCTTTTTATTAGATTATCATGTGCATTTTCATCATCATTATGTTTCGTAAAGGCTTCTGTATGGCTATCTATATTAGAATTGTGTTTTTGTAAATTTGTTTCTAAATCTTCAAGAGATACATAAATAATGCTTTTATCTACTGTAAAATTTATGTCAGTAGCATTACCAATAGCTAAATCAATTTTTGTAATAATAGCATCAATTGGTGTTTTATTATCTGCTAAATAATTTGTATAATTCCCTGCATTAGTATAAGCATATAATTTTTCTTCTCCGCCTTCATTTATTTTAGCAAAAATTCCTATTTCTCTTACAAAAAAACCACTTGTAAGTTCTGAGTTATCTACCGTAAATTTTATTGCAACTTGACCTTCACCTTTGGCTTCTATACTAGATATTTGTGATGTCATTCGTTCATTTATTATGTCTGTAAGCTTCATAACATCATTATCACCTATCTGCCCATCACCTAACTTTATCTTTGTAAAAATTAGTTTTGCACCTGATTGAGATAATGCAATCATATCTAAGCCATTATTAGTTATAGTTAAATCATCAAATTTAGCCATATAATAATCTCCTTATATATTTTTAGTTTTTAAACTTATAATTGTAAGCGTAGAAACATTGCCTACTATAATCATTTTTGTATATGGTTCATTTATAGTAAATTCTTTACCCATCGTAATTTGTATTGTATTTACATTACTCACAATACCACCAGCATATAAAAATAAATCTGCATTTAATTCCTGTAATATTTTTATTATTAAATTAGCTGGAATTATCGCTCGCAATAAAGTACGCATACTAGGGGTTTTTAATATAATACGGTTATCAATATCCACCCAAAGTTCATATTTTTTATTGGTAAAAACTACAGCAAAGTCATCACCATACACCGCATTTAATATTTGTTGTAATCGTCTTATTGTATACGGTAATATAGTATTTATTCGTCTTAATATAAATTGTTTTCTATCCTCAAGAGTTGCTTCTTTTGATGGTATAATTTTTAACATTTGCTCCCATCGTCGTACACCTTCTAAGTCAGCCTCACTAACAAATCTATTCTTAAACCATTTAAATAAAACTTCCCATATAGATTTAAATTCTTCATTTTCCAATATAGCAAGCTGTTTAAACTCATCAGCATTAGCAATAACATTAGGATAATATCTTTGTACTTTTACTTCACGTTCCAAATTATCCACTTAATTCACCTCTAACAGCAAGAGCATTAACATCTAAGATTAAATTTTCTTCCAACTCATTTAATTTAGTATGTTCAATGTCATCCACACCTTCAATATCTAAAATGCGACTTTCAATTTGACTTATACGTACTACAATACCTTTATCCTCATATACGTCCATTGTTACTTTTTGTGTATCTTGCCATTTAGAATTTAATTCAAAAAAATAATCATCAATAACTTTTTCTATTTTCGTTTTATAATCATCAAAATTTCCATTATTAAATGTAACATTAAGATTAATTTTTATATAAGAATTACTGGCTCCATTAACAGTTACAACATGACCAACAGGTGCTATTCCTATCCCTTTTCCTTTATTTTGTTCTGGGTCTAATTTAGCTTGTACCTGTTGTATAAATTCTGTAGTAGGTGGCTTATATTCACTAGTCATAAATACAATTTTTACAGTTCCTCCACCATTCCAAACAGGATAAACTTTTACTCCACCCACACCTTCAATAGCATTTACCTTTTCTCTATAATCATAAATGTTTCCACCATATGCTTGATTATCAAAACTATTTAAATATCTTTTTCTAAAATCTTCTGTCGCTTCTTCTTCTTCTCCTGGAATAGTAACTTCCAAAAGTTTAGCAACTTCAAGACCTTTTACATAATTAATAGGAATTAAATTTCCACTTGGTTTATTTCCAATAGTTCCTACAGTTTCACATTTTAATAAATATTGCCCATTACCTAGATTTTCAATAATAGAATAATTTACATCATCATAAGAAAAGCGAGTGCCTATACTAATATTTATATTAGTAGGAGTACACTCGCCTTTTACTATTGCATATGTTGCTGGATAAGGAGATAATCCACGGTCTTTAGCTAATAATATTAAAAAATATCTTTCAGCAGTATCGCCAAAAGTATTTTTTATAAAATAATCTACAGTCGCATATAAAAGCATAAATTCTATTGCTGCAGGCATACTTGCGTCATAAATAATAGACCCTTCTCTTTTATCTATATCATTTGGTACTTTTTCAAGCATTCTATTTAAAATAATATTTTCTGTTTGATTTTCATACATTTAAATAATATTCACTCCCTTCTCCATTTCAATGTTGCCTAGATTGGTTTTTACTGTAAATTTAGCTAGTACATTACCTTTATCATAAGACAGCTCAAAATCTTCTACACTATTTATTCTATCATCTTGTGTTAAAGCTTCTTTTATTCGTCTTGGTAATTCACTATATACATATGGTATAGGTTTACCAAATAAATCTTGTAATTCTATGCCATAATTCCAGCTATAAATAACATATTGATACCTTTCTGTATTTAATATTTTATAACAAGCTTGTGCTATTGCATCTAATTCATCAATATTACCTAATATTTTTTCATCAGCTATTTTCATGCGGTACGATTTATTAGGAACTATGCTTGTTGTCGCTATATTTATATTTAAATCCGTATCTGTTCCTTGTGGTAAAAATCCCATATTATCAACCCCACTGACCGGTCAAATTTGTATGATTAGTAGACCTAGATAAAACAATAAATTCTTGTCCGCCCGATTGCTGAATTAAAATAACGCTCTCACCGACTGATAGACCGTTATGCACAGTAATTCGTTTTCGCCCGCTATAAGCGTGATTATGACTTTCAAATAAAGCGTCTCCACTACCACCTGATTTATTTTCTGTTATATGATTAACAGTTATATCAACATCAAAATCTCTAACTAAATCAGTTAAAATTAAAAATTCTTCTGTAAGTAATTCTTTTTGGTCAATTCTAATCGTTAAGGGATTAATAGTTTCTACAACACCAAGACTGTAATCACATAGATTAGCACTATTTAATTGTTGTTTTACTAATTGTTGTATGGCTTCTTTTAAAGCAACAATACTCACTCAAAAATCCCTCCTTTAAGTGTTAAATCCATAAAATGTGAATTATTAGTATAAGTATGCTTAACTGATTCAACTAACATTTTCATATTTATTTCTTGTTTATCTATATATAATTTAACAAATATACTAGAACCACCACGAACTCTATCATCTCCAAAAGCATTTTTTATAGATAATGTACGCCTTACTCTGTTATAACGTTTAAGCATTGCTTTTGCCAATTCATCAAGATTTATTGGTTTTTCAGGATTTACAGATTTTATTTTTCTAAGAAGTCCCCATTTGGCTATAGTTTTTGTATCCATAGCAATATTACTAATTTCATGTGCATTAGTATCTTTATTATCAAAATAAAGTACAATATCATTATATGTGTCCTTATCTATATCAGAAGTAAAACTAAAATTTTCAGCAGTTTCACTATCAATTAAAATATCAACTCTCATATCATTTATATTTTTAAGAGTCAACTTTCCATAATCATCATAAAGCACATATAAATTTTTTGTAGCTTCTGTAGTTATATCTATAGCTGTCTGCATTAAATCGAATAAAGTTTGTTTACCTGCTCTAAATCGTGGAATTACATATTCAGTATCTGCAATATCACCAACAGTTAGCTGAAAATCTTCAGCTAACTGTTTTATTATTTCACTTGCTTTTTTATTTACTGTATTATAAATCTGTTCATTTTTTAGATATCTAAGCTGGTCATAAGCAATAATAGATAAAATATTATCTTTATCTAAATTACGTTTAAATACAAAACCAAAAAATATACCTACATCACCACGTTGTACTTTTACTCTATATCCTTCTTGTATATCCAACAATTCATCTTGTACTACTTTAAAAGTAATTTTGCTTGGTTGCCCTTTACGATAATATTCAATATTTACATTATCTTCAACAACTGGTATATAGCACTTATTATCAACAGTATGAATGGTTATTAATAATTCATTGCTATTATTCAAGTTTTAACACCTCTTTTAATGTAGGTGTTGATGGATTATACATTTTATTCAAATTCATAACGCTACGCCAATTCAAACTACCTCCACTCGCTAATTTTACAGCTTCATATACAGATTTTTCTTTTGTTACTTTCCAAACACTAGGAGTAATTTTATCTGTAGGTCTATTCTCTTTTATAGTATATGTTTCTTTGCCATTTTCATCAGTTTTTACCTCAACTTCTTTTGTAGCATAATACTTATACTCTTTTAGTTGTAAAGGCACTACAACATCAAATCCATTTTTAGCATCTTCACGTATACTATAATTCTCAATGGTAACCAATAAATTAGTATCAAACAAAACTTCAAAACTAGGTGTCATTCTCATTATTATTAATCGTAACGGCTGTTTACTTTCTTTTGCTATTTTTATTTTTTCTAAATAATGTTCAGCTCCTTTAAATGAATATTCATTTAATAAATTACCTAAAATTCCTATTGAACCACCAAACAAATTATTAAATGCAGATACTCCTATTTCTGTATTGCTTTGGGAATAGTCTGCAAATGGATAATTACTATTAGGCAAAAGAAGCTCAAAAGATATTTCTTTCAGACCTTCTGTTTTAATAATATTTATTTCTCCTGCATTTATAAGATTTACAGTTTTATTTTTATTTTTTATACGTATATCCATTTTAGCTGGTGGAATAGGTAACATCATATCATCTAAATAAAAATAATATGCCATTATATATGCACCGCCTCAGCTCCATTTGCTGTAGCTTCTGCTATTTGTTCACCTATATGTGTTATAATTCCATCAAAATCAACATCTTTGGAAATATTATTTATATTTTCCATATTAATTTCAATTTTAGCAGTAGTATATTTATTTATTACTTCTTGTTCAGCAATATCTCTCATAAATTTTAAATCTTCGTCCATTATATCCATAGCTTCAGCTATTTTTTTAGTATTATCTGCCGTATCTTTAGTATTTTTAGCAGTATCATCTTTTCCTGCTAAATCTTCATAAGAAGGAATATTTCCTATTCCTTCTGGTACAGAATTTATATTACCTAAATTATCAGTATCAATACTTGGTAAATAATTGTGTATATCAAAATTACGAACAAAATCACCGGCAGTCTGTCCCCAAGCTTTAGAATCTGCTCTGTAAGTAATTTCACCAGTAGCACTAAAACTTGTTCCAAATATTTCATTTACTGTAGATTTAACAACATTAAAAGCAGATATCAAACCATTAATTTTTTCAATCATAAAATTAATAGCTTCAGCTACTGTACTTGCTATAGAAGTAAACACAGAAGCTAAAGTATTTCTAAGACCATTACTTGCTATTTGCCATCCAATAAAAGCACCAACTACAGCTACAATCAAACCTATTAGCCATAATATAGGATTACGCAAAATAGTTGCATTTAATACAGCCATTGCTCCACTAGATAATAAAGTTGCAACAGCCATTAATCTTTGTGCGATACTTACAGCTATAGTTCTAGTATAAGAAATAGCTAAACTAGAATTAGTTAACACAAGCGCTGTATTATACATTAATGTATATGTTATAGCTAATAATTTACTAGCACTAGATAAACCAAGTGCTGTATTATAAGCAAAAGTATATGCTGTAGCCAATAACTGCAATCCATTATATATAGCTAAATAAGCGATATATCCACTCAAAGCAATACCAGCAGATGTCAACATACCTAATAAAATAGAAAATGTATATTCAATTACAACTCCTAAATTATTAAATCCATCAGTAAGTATATATACTCCTGCTACTACTGCACCTATAGGTAAAAATATTGCGCCCCACATTTCAGCAGCACTCATAGCAGTTAAAGTTTGCACTATTCCAAGAGTACGAATAAGTTTTATTGCTGTAGGAACATATGCTATAAATTGCAATACATATCCTACTTTACTTATCACACCCAAAATAGCCGTTTTAGTAGTTACACTAGCAAGAGCTATACCATATAAGCCTAATACACTAATAGCACCACCAAAACCAACCATTATAGTATCAATAGCAAATTTATTTTTATTATAAAAATTATCAAATTCATTATTTAGCCATTTTATATTGTTTATAAGTCCATTAATAACATTAGCTCCAATAGTAGCAGCAGCAACTAAATTATTTGCAAAACTTTTTACTAGTGAACTATTAGCTAATTTATTAATTTCTACATATACAGGTTGAAACGCATGACTTATTCTACTTTGAATATTAGTCCAAATATCTTCCCATTTCATAGGAATAGTTTCAAATTGTTTATTTATTTCATCCGTTGCTCCTAAAATAGCATTTTTAATTATTTCTGCTGTTATTTCACCATCTGCACCTAATTGTTTTATTTCTCCCATAGATACACCCATATAATCAGCAATATATTTTTCTATTAATGGTGCAGCTTCAGCTATAGAACGTAATTCATCACCTTGCAATTTACCAGACCCAAGAGCTTGTGTTAATTGTAATAAAGCGTCTTTTTGTCTTTCAATATCTGTACCACCTATATTAAATAACTTCTGAATATTTTCCATAAAAGGTACTACAGTTCTTGGGTCAGGAAATGCTTCTTTTGCAGTCATTGCAATTTTAGATACACTATCTGCCATTACATCATAAGGACCTCTTGCTCTAAGTGCCGATTGATAAATTTGTTCATTCAAAGCTATTGCTTGCTCTTGTCCACCAGCAACTAAGTTTAATCTCGCCATAATACCTGAATATGCATCAGAAGCTTTGATTAATTTGCTAGGGATTGAAGCTATTTCTTCTATCGCATTAAATATCATATCACCAAAAATACTTCCAATTATAAAAGAACCTGTTAAGCTATCTTTTAAACTTTCAATACTTTCTTTTAATGAAGAAACATTTCTTTCAGCTTGTATAGTATCTATATTAACTTTTAAATATTTACCATCAGCACCATGCCAACGTCCCAACTTATCTTGATATGCTCCTAATGCTTCTAATTGTCCTATAGTATAAGGAATAGTTTTATTTATTCCTGCTATATTATTTTTTACACCATTAGCCATATTTTCCATACTTTGTTCAGCTTTTAAAGTGCTATTTGCCATTTGTTCTTCTGCTAGATAAAGTTTATTCACTGCTTGTGTAGCTTTATTAATAGGATTAGATATCCCATCTCTCATTTTTATAAACTGTTCTAAAGTAGACAAAATATCATCTCCTTTTAATTTTAGTCTTATTAGCTGCTTCTTTATCTCTTTTCATTTTTATAGCGATTGCTGCAAAAATAAAAGCCTGTTCTTCTTCAGACAGGCTTAATATTTCACTTGGTAATTTATGCAATTTGTGTAGGCAATAATACATTATATTAGAATAAATATCATTGCCGTTTATAAGTTTTTTGCTCTTTTAATTTTCGCTTCCATTCCAGACTCAAAACCATTTGCTTCATTAACTGCAAGTATTAAGTCGTTATACTCTCCAGGAATGAGCATTTTTTTTGCTAAATCTATTGCACCTATAGCACCATAGCTATTTTGTAATTCTGCATTATTTAAATTTGGATAAATAACAGTATTTTCTATCATTAAATCTGCTAGTTTAGCTGAATCTGTTTCAATATATGATTGTTGTGTTTTAGGATTAGTTACACGTTTTTTACATTGTGCTTTCAATTTACTTAACTCTGTTGCAGTTAAAATTTTAATTTTCCATGGTATAGGATTACCTTTTTCATCAATAAAACGTTCAGACGCTATATAATCAACTTCTTTATATTTAATAGCACTTTCAGCCATAAAAGCTTTTAAATTATCACTCATTTATATCTCTCCTTAATTTTAAACTATAAAAGCCACTTACTAAAAAGTAAATGGCTTTTATTTTTATAAAGTTGATAAACTATTTAAAGTATTAGAAAATTCATTCCAGTATGTGTTATCACCAAGAGTCATAAAAACTATAAAGAAACTTGTACCTCCTATAAAAGTATTTGCATAAGTTACTCTAAAAGTTTTATTTTGATATGGTGGTTCTTGAGTTTTTAATATCAAAAATCCATTATTACGAAATTTTTCATATCCCGAATAAGTTATAACTGTATTACTATTTCTATCTTTTACCCCTTGTATCATTTCATCTAAAACTTTTTTTCTATCCCATGCTGTTAAACTATTATCTGGAGTAGCTCCTTCTGTTCCAATATTTTCAACTTTTGGATAAACCAGTATTATTCCAAATAAATCGTTTGTTTTTATACTAGCTTTAATATTAAAACCATTTTTATCATTAGGATTATTTACCTCATTAATTTTCCAACCATCAGGAAAATTAATAGTAAAATTATAATCATAATTAGTATACTGTTGGGCAAAACCTACTTGATTAAATCCTAAAAAAATTAATGTACATAAAATTAATAAAAATTTTTTCATAAAAATAATCTCCTTTATATATAACTAATTATTTTAATTATATATATAAAAAAATTATTTTTCAGCATTTATTTCATTCCATCAATGTCTTTAAATTTTTCAGGCATTTCAAATCCTTCAAAAGTAAAATCTACATCTTGCTCAAGCCAATCACCATCAGCATCAAAACCAGCTATTGTTGCACCATCTAAGTTACAATCTTTTAAAATAACAGTTTGACTACCTACTGAACTTGTTGGGTCATAATTTTGAATAATAATATCAAAATAAAAATCTTGCCCTGTATCTTGATATTGTTTAACAAGCTCATTAAAACGAGAAGTATTATTATAAATAGTCATAGAACCTGTATAATTAACATTTGTTGTTCTATGTCCTACTGCTGTTCGTCCAAGAATAGGTACTTCTACCTTATTTTTTTCAGCTTTTGCTTCTAAATTTTTAGCTTGCATAAGCAAAAATCTTTCTCCATTTAAATTATTTATAACACAAGACGCTAATTTTGCAGATACAACATCCTTAGCATGCATTGTTCTATTCATATCCATTAATAATCACCAACCTTCTAAGCTACAATAATATTCATATAAAGTTTTTCCATACACATTACAGGTTGTATAGCATATTCACTTAAAACAGTTTCTTTTGATTGTCCCATTGTAGGGATTGGCACATCTTCTGCCTTAAAATTAGTAATTGCTCTTATTCGTTGCATTTCCTTTTCATATGCTACAATATCGCCCCAAAGAGCCATACGACCTTCATCATCATTTGGCTCTTTTCCTAAATATGTTTTATTAAATAATCTAGCTATATCAAGGGCATGTTGGTCTAATACACGAATAACCTGATTACTAGAAAAATCTTCATTTTTTTCTTTACTAAAAGAAGTAAATGTATTTATATCTCTAAGAATGTTTATATCTCCAACTATATCACCATCAACATTATCTGCTACACGGTGAAATATAAGCATACCATTTGTAATAGCTTTTTCTAATTCTGTTTGTTTATAATTTGTATTTATAGTATATTCACCATCATATGTTTTATTTGTACAACTTGCATTTACAGCACAAGAAGCTTCCGCGCCTGTTACCCAATAAACTAAATTTGCAGGACTTTCCCCTTTATCTATAACAGAATTTTGAATACTAATAACACCTTCATAATCAGCATTTTCATATCCATAAACTACACATTGAAATTTTGCTCCTACTTCATCACGCAAACGCTTAGTAAACTGTATCATTAAATCTTGAATAGTTTCATCTGTAGAAGCACAGCCTAAAATATTAAAATAATATGGTTCAATTTTTTCTAAGAAATCTTGGTATTGCAAACCAGATATTTCACCACCATTACTACCACCTTCAAGCGGTGTACCAGATGTAATAGATTCAGATAATAAGCCTGTACGCTTAAATACTACATAATCATTATCTGTAATTTCTGCCCATGTAGAAATTGTTTGTTTATCTATCATAGTAAATGTAGTATCTTTTTGTGCTGTAGTTGCACTACCAATTTGTACCATTCCTATCATAGAATTATTAGTATCTTTATATTCATTCAAATAAGTAATTACATCATATTTTGTTTCATCATCAATATTAGGCTGAATTGCAATAGTAAAGTTATTCCCTCGAACGCCACCATATTTAGCAGTTGCTAAATTATTACTAGCTTTAATTGCTCCATTATTAATTCTATAAAAATAACCTGTTTTAAGATTTTTAAATAAATCTCTCAAAGGCTTCATTTTTTCATGACTGTAATCATAACCAAAATAAAGCATGGAATTTTTTTGAAAATCAGCATTTTCTACTGTAAATACTTCACCTTCAATACCCCAATCTAAATCTAAAGGCATTGCAGCATATCCACGGTCTGCCATATTTACACTAGCACGTACTTTACTAACAAAATTAATATAAGTACCTGGTAATTTTTTATTTTGTGTAAGCCAAGTGCCGCCACCTAAAGCCATAGTTTATTCCTCCTAATTTTTTTCTTCCTTTATTGGAGTAGATAAAAATTTATCTAATTCTTGTTTTATTTCTTCATGTGTATAATTTTTATTATTAGATAAAATAACCGCTAGTATATCTTTATACTGACGATATTTTTTAGATTGCAAAATCTGCGTTTTAGTATACATTTATTTCACCTTTTGTTTTTGAATTAATTTTTGCATTAATGGACCTCGTTGTATTGGTCTTACTATAAAGAAATCATAATTTATTTGTAAATGTAAAATATTATCTACTATATTAGCTTCCATATTTGTACCACGAATTAAATCATTTTCCATATAAATATACTCTAATATAGGATAAAGTCTATCTAAAATAGCATTTATTTCTTGTTGTGGTTCTAACTCACTTTTAGGAAAGTACCTTATCATAAATATATTTTTTCTAAGATAACGATTGCCATATATAAGATTAAAACTACTATCTAATAATCTTACATAAAAAGAAGGTTCTTCAAATCCTTGTGGAATATCATTTATATAATAAGTGTAGTTATTACCAAATTCATTATTTAAAGCCTTTATTATACCTTTTACAATATCTTGCCCATTTACATCAACCATGTAAGTGTCTCCTTAAAAAATCGTAAAATCTTTGCTGTACATAAGCATATCCTTCTTGCTCAACTAATTTAGCAGATAATTTCATCATATGATGACCTTCCACAAAATTTGTTTTTAATCGTTTTCCTAAAACAGGTACATATCTACCTACTTTTTGTCTATGCCCATTTTCAACATAACTTGCATATTCCATAGGATTAACTATAGAAGCTATATAATAGTTCCTATGTTTAATAGCTTTTGTTATATACCAAGACCTGCGTAATGACCCACCTTGAGATATTTTTTTTAACTTAACTTTTCCTTTATTTTTACCTCGTTTGATTTTGCCTACTACTTCAAATGTACCTTTACCTACTGGAGTTCTTTTTTTTACTTCTGTAAAAAATATCGTTGCTAATTCATTAGCCATTTGTCTTATAAATAAATCTTTATGTTCATTTAATGCTTCTAAATTAGCTTCAAATTGTTTTAACTTTTTAAAATTCTTTTTCATCATGCAAAATCATTATATAACTCAAGATTTATTTCTTGGTGTGTTTTATAAATAGCAGGTTTACCACTACAAACATAATCTGTAGTTAACCCTTGTCTACATATGGATACATAAGAACCAGCTTTTATCAGTATATCGGAAGGTAAAAATAATTTAATACTTTGTGTAAGTTTAGCTTGCTCATCATCTGTTGTACTAGGAAAATTAGAAAAAGACATTCTACAAGAAACATTTTCAAGATAAATTTTTTTTACTTGTCTAGTAATACCTGTATTAATATCATTTATTTTTTCATAAGTATAAATATTACAAGTATCTTCATATAATTTCTCTATAGCTATTTTAGCTTTTAGCCTAGATTTATCTAATATACTCATTTTGATAATCTCCTATATTTTCTTAATTGAAATATATAATTTTTTAATACGGAGTTAGCAAACACAATATTATTAGAACTGTTGCTGAAATTAACAGTTATATCTCCCTCTTTTATACTTGTTATATCACCACTAGAACCTTCTTCATTACCAATATTCTCATTTCTGTAAATATCCATAGCCATTCTATAAGCAGTATTTACTAATCCTTCAGGTAATTCACAAATATTACAGTAATTTAGTATTGTTTCTTCAACATCATCTAAAATAAATTGAAGGACTGTATCCTTTTCATCAGATACAGTCCCTAATAAATTTTTAAGTTTAGTTACTTCTAGCATAATATCATCCTACTTTATGCTTAAATGCTACCATACGAATTTGTTTTTTATCATACACTCGTTCCCAATTTGTAGAATTTTCAAGCTCTACAAAAGTAGGGCTTTCTACATTAGTTCTTACTTTATTAGTCCATTTAATTCCACGTGGATGCATAATAAAACATTGACGATTAATAAGATAATCAATACCTGAACCCATTAATTTTTCTCGGTCAGTTTCAGTAGCAACAAAACCTTCTGGACTACCATTACCTAATGCAATAGCACCTTGTCCAAAAAGATAAGTTGTATATACTCCTTCATCTACTGGGCAACCATCATCAACAATTACTCTACGGTCTTGATATGTTTCAAATTCTACAGAATTGCTATCTCTTTCTGTAGAAATAAGATTTTGCTGTTTTAAATAAGATTTTGTTTTAGAATGCATAATTACGCCTGTAAGTTTGTCTTGTGCATCTCCTAAAAGTTGAAGGGCTTCAATAAAAGCAGAAGCAGAAATATTAGCAGCTTTTCCACTTGACGTAGATACATCATATACATGTTCTGCTTTCATTTTTTCAGACGAAAAAACGCCTTTAAGAATACGAAGTAATACTTTTTGTCGTTGACGTTCCCAGTATTTAGCAACAAGTGTTGCAATAGCTTCCATAGGGTCTTTTCCTGCAAGCTGTGCAGATAAATCTGTAGCAGCCCAAGCTTTAGCAAGACGAATAGTAGTAGATATATCTTGATTAGATGTAATTTTAGCAGGTGTTAATTTAGTTCCTTCAATTACAATTTCAGCATCTCCTGTCAAATCTTCAAAAAATGGCATATGATGAATTGGTGCTGGTTCACTTGCTAAACGGTCAAATTCTGCATTATTACTAACAATTCCACTTTGGTAAAGTGCAGATAATTCCATAGAACGATTAATCACATATGGATTAAATAGCTCTGGTACAATAATATCTTGTAAAGTTGTTGCCATTAGTTAATACCTCCAATATTTACTCCAGCAGCTTGAGCCAATGCTCTAGCTTGTTGTGGATTTTCTCTAAATAATTTACCTTGTTCAGTAAGATTAAAATGTTCTTTACTAAATGGATTATTTATAGGATTACCACCTACTTTAGGCTCATAACTTTGTTTATCATTTTTAAATAAAAAAGGCTTAGATTGTTTCAATGGATTAATCTGTTCATCTAAGCCTGTTACTGTACCATCATCAGATACAATTAATTTAGTTTTATCAATTAAACTTGCTACAATATCAACATCTTGTGCTGTATTAGTTAATTTTAATTTTACTGCACTATCAATACGTAAATTTTTTAAATCTTGCTCGTATTTAGTTTTAGAAGATTTATTTTCTTCTTGTAACTGTTGAATAGTACTTTCTAATTTTTCTTTATCTCCAGCTGTTTTCTTCAATGTTTCAAGCTGTTTATCACGTTCTTTAATCTGCATTTCAAGATTAGATTTAGCTGTAATAGTTTCATCAAATTTTGCTTTTTCTACATAATTATCTTTTAAAAATTTCTTTAAACCTTCTGTTGCTTTCTTTTTTGCTTCATCTGCAAGATTTAAAGAAGCAATATATTCTTCAATAGTCATCTTATCTTCTCCTTATCAACCTGCTGTATAAGTACCTGTAATAGAAGCTGCACTTTCATCATCTAAATGTGCAGTACCAGAAATGCTTGTACCTGTAATATTTAATTCAATTGATGTAATTTTTGCACCAGTATCACCTTTTGCTCCAGCTACTCCTTGCTCACCATTATCTCCTTTTGGTCCTTGTTGTCCGGCATCCCCTTTTTCTCCTTTTTCACCTTTAAGAGAATTTAAAAAATCATCTTCTGTCTTATCAGAATTACCTTCTTGTGATTTCCAAAGTTCATAAGCAGATTGACCATTTTCTCCTTGTGGTCCTGGAGTCATTGCTCTATTATTAGCATCTTCAATTCCTTTTTCCATATTATTCATTAAATCTTTTGTAATAAGTTCTCCCTCTGTCCAGTCATGTTTACTATACATAATATTATTCTTCCTTTCCTATTATACATTGTCCTATTTTTCCAGTTCCAATAACCGCAACTTTCGTTTCGGCTGTATAAATGCGGTTATTTTTTACACAGTCTTGAATAATCCTAATAATCTCATATTCATTTAAATCAGCTACCGCACTAAATGGGAAATCTTGTTTAAATAAATTAAGATATTCCATAATCCATTTATACATCTTCATCACCACCTTTCTAAGTCCAAAAACCACCATTATATAAAATAATATTCCATATAATTACCCAAAACATTCTTACTAAAAAATTTATTTCTACAGTATTTCCATTACACAAAATCCCACTTACTATCTGCGTAGTAAATAAAATTATTGTTAATATATGCCATATATCCATTCAACCATCTCCTTAAAATTAAGAACAACAATATTTATCATTTTGTCATTCTTTATAGGTTTTAGTTTTATCAATAAAAACTTCTTTCCAATCACTATATTTCATATTACCATCAATATAATATGTTTTATTTTCATCATTTCTAGCAGCTCTTTGACTTCCTTTTAAATTTTTTATATGTGGAATTATGCAACTTCTACACCAACAATGAAAAGGTGGAGCTGTTATACCTATTTTAAAATCAGACATATTGAACACTTTCCCATCTAAATATCTACAAATATCTGATGTTCTACGGTCTAAAGTAGCTAATATTTCATATTCCTTAACATTTAAATTATTTAAACTATCTTTTTCACCTAAAGTAATAAAATATGCTGATTCAGTCGCAATTAATCGCCCTGCCTGACTTAAAGATGTATTCATTTTTTTAGCAAATTCTTTTACAACTTTATCTTGCGGTGTCCCTCTTACTAAAAGCTGCACTAATGTATTTTGTAAGGTATTAATTAGTTTATTTTTATCTTTCCATATACGGTCAGAAAAATTTAAATTATCAATAGCCCATGGTCTAGTAAGAATTTTTTCAAGAGTTTTTGTATCTATTTGTGCTATTTCAAAGCCCATATTAAAACCTGTCTGTAATTCATAAGCTGTTTTATAATAAGTATCTTTATATGTGTCTTGCATAGCTTCATACATTCCATCTAAATAACTTCCATACAGATATTCTAAATGTTCTTGTATTTGCAATTTAATCGCTTCAAGTCTTGATATGTGAAATTTAGCTGAAGCATTTTCTAGCTGTTTAGTCCAATCATTGGTGATACCATTTTCTTTAGCTCGTTTAATATATTGTTTTAAGGTCCATTTAAATTCTTCAAGTTCATTATTTTTTAAAAGCATTTTAGCTGCTCTTAAACTTACATCATTATTAATTTTTAAACGCATATACCATTTGGTAATATCTTTTTCAATATTAGATATTGCTTCCATATACATATCTTTTATACGTTCTAAAAATTCATCTTCTTGGCTTAACTGTGCTTCGTATAACTGTTCAAATCTTATTTTCCAATACTCATCATTAAGTATTGCCATTATCTTCACCACCGCTAAAAGCCTTACTATAAATATCTTCTAGTTCTTGCTTTTTCTTTTGCTCATCTTCTAGTTGTTTTTGCTCATCTTCTGCATTTTCAACAAATGGATGATTTTTTAGAATAGTTTTATTGGATACTACTCCAACAGATTTACTACACATATCTACAAGTTCAGCATCATTTCTAATACTTGTCCTTGTCCAAGTTTGAATAATTTGTTTAGGTTCAAATCCTTTATATTTACAGATAGCACGTATAAGTTCACCAAACCCAAGCCTAAATTCAGTTTCTAATAAACCAGCCTTTAAATCTAATAAAGAATATAAAAACTTCATAGCTTCACCACTGGTATTATCAAATGATTGCTGTTGTGGGTCCACTCCTTGTCCCATACTAAAAATAGCTTTTCTTGTTATTTCTAATAACTCTTTCCTTGCTTCAACTGGTATTTCAATTGTTAATGTAGATACTCCACTTTTGTCAGAAGCGTCATCACTTTCTGTTTTAATAGCTTTATAATATTTTAGGTCATTTAGAAATTCGTTTAAATCTTGTCCTCCATAATTATTAAGTATAAAAATAACTTCTTGGATATCTTCTAAATCATCTACAAATCCACTATATGTTTTATCATAAACATCAATAAGTGATTTTATCTTATTAAAATCATTAGTTAATGTATTATTATTGGGAAATTCAATAAAAGGTATTTGTTCAAAATTATGATTATAAATATTTGTTGGCTGTCCGTTTATACCCGAAGTAGTAAAAATATTATATGGTTCAAATACCTCTCCACGTTGTCTATAAGTAGCACATTTCGTATTATTCCATAGCTCACAAATATCCCATTCTTTCCCTTCATCATCAATAGATTTATATGTTCTAAGTACAGCCTGTAACTCTTTTTCCAATCTCGTACTATATACTGGATAAATTTGCATAGAAGGAATAACTGCCCAACGAAAACCTTTTACATTATCAATCCAATAATGTAGCCAACCAACACCACTATTACTTGCTTCTACACATAAATCTTTAGCTTTTTTAGCATAAGCATCTCCTAGAACATTTGCTATATGCTCATTCATAATATCATCTTTAACATCAAATAGCGGTGGAGCTGTAAAAAGATAACTTGCTTTTTGATTTACCAATAACTGATAAAAATTAAAAGCTATTTTATTATCTGCACATCGTAAAGGATTAGGTTTTCCTCCCTGCAATTTTTCCTTTGGTTCTCTATGCAATATATCATTATCTCCTAGATAATATCTTTGTGCTATTAGTGCATTTCTTACAAATACCGAGTGATAAGATAAATATTTATTTATTAAATTTCTAGCTTGCTCTAAATTCAAATTAAATTACCTCACTTAAATATACTCATGCCACCTTTAGATAAATCTTCTGCTATGCCTGTAGTAGAATCTGGTGCGTCATCGTGTTTATTTTTACCTTCACGTTGATATTTAGTCATTGCCTCATAATAGTCTGACCATCTATTTTGCCAACCAACAGGAAAATAGATATGTTCCATAACCCAAGTAGCATTAGATAAAATACGAGCTTGTTTGTTTTTGGATTGGTGAAACCATTTTATTACACATTTATTAGTTCCTAATTTTTCTAATAAAATACGTCGTACACTTCTCGCAAATCCACGTCCACCATTGTTACTTTCAAATTTAGCTTTATTTACTCCATTTATATATAAAGCATGAGCTACAGTATTTTCTGTAACTTCCATTGAGGCTTTAGTATATATAACATCTAATACATATGCTTCATTTTGAAAAGTAGCTCCATAGATAATGCAACATAAATAATCGTCGCCTTCATCTGCTGTATCTATATAAGCCCTAACTTGTTTAAATGTAGGTAAATCACCAGTATAAGTTTTAAAATTACTATATAATCTGCCTTTTAAATCTATTGGTTCTTGCTGATAATTTGCAGACCAAATATCCAACCCCATAGCTTTTTTCTTATCTTCACAAGATTTAGCAGATAATATCTCATCACATAGCATAGAATTATCATCACAAACTGCTTTAAATTTTATATGTTCTACTTCATCACAAGAATAATGTTCTAAGGCTCTACCAGCTAAATCATCACTAGCCCAACGAGTCATTATTATTATTATCTTTCCACCTTCTTCAAGACGAGAAAGCATTGTATTTGTAAACCATTCCCAATGCTTTTCCTTTACACTTTCATTATTGGCTTCTTCTGCATTTTTAATAATGTCATCAATTATTAAAAGGTCGCAACCAAAACCTGTAGCTGTACCTGTAGGACTTGTAGCAAGGTAATTATTATAACCACCTTCTAAGCTCCATAAATTCATAGCACCATCACCACGTTTTATATATGTAAAAGGAAATACATCATGAAATACTGGTTTATATATATCTGCTTTAGCTTCTTGTATATCATTTCTCACATTTTTAGAGAACATAGTTGATAAAGTTTCATTATAACTTCCAGTCATTATTTTTTTTGTACGGTCTTTACCTAATATCCATTCCACAAATAATCCTGCTGTACGACTTTTACCATGTCTAGGAGGAACATTTAAGATTAATACTTTCTTATCTGATGTAATAAAATTTTGAAGCGTATTACAAATATCAACTAAAAAAGCTCTATCTAATTTATAAAATTCTGGAGCTTTTAATTGGGCATAAAAAAAGAACTCACGTCTTGCAAGTTCTATTTTTGCACCTAGTCTAGCTAAGTTTCTATTCATTTTATTAACCTCAATAATTCATCTCTAGTAAGATTTTCAAATGGATTTTCAGTTATAGTATTTATATTTTGAGTTATTTCTTGTACTTGGTTTTCTGTAGCTTCACCTCTACTTAAACGCTCTATTTTAACCGCAGTATCAAACAAACGAATAATTTCACTTGCATTTAGTTTAGATACATCTATTTTCTTTAACGCTTCTACTGCCTTTGCTTGCATAGACATTGCAATAGCAATATGACGTTTAGCCATCTTCTTACGTTCTTTTACAGCGGTTTTATATTCTATCTCCTGGAGTGATTTATCCCATGCTATACAACGTTCTTGCCAATTATATTTTTGCTTCCAATTGACAAGTAATTGTCTACTTTTTGACAACCTTTTAGCAAGCGAAGTTACATTTCTATCTTCCATTTCTAAATAGGCTTTAAATGCAGAAAAAGCCTTTTCGGTTTCACCATCTTGTCTTTCCCATGGTCTTAAATTTTCATTGCTCATCACTCTCCCTCCAAATAAAAAAGGTAGGTTTCTAAACCTACCTATCTAATAAAACCTGCAAATGTTATTTTTTTTGGTTTCATATTGTATTTCTTAGCAATTTCCATGCTCTTATTATTAAATAATTTTATATATGGTTCAATATCTGTTTTTGCTTCTGCTCTTGTAATCAAACCTTTTTTGTATGCACATCTAGCTTCAAATGCTCTTTGTTTTATTATTTCTAACATATCATCATCTCCTTGTGCTTGATATGTTAAGGTAAGTACTATTAAATGTCCAGATCTTCATCTGATATTTCTAAAATATCTATATCCCCATATAAATCTCTTATTTTCTTCTGGTCTCCTTTATAAAAAACTAATACATTTTGATGTGTTTTACCTACTTTTCTACTTATTGAAAAACCTCTCCCCATTCTAATTGGTAAAGAACCTAATGTTGTTAATAAAATTATTTCATTATATAATTCCATTCCTGCATTATGAAATGCAGCTATAGTTTCTGATACAAAATTTCTATACATGCCAGTTTTTCTGTTTCTAATATCTCCAACAACAAAACATGCAAAACGATTATCTTTAAGCATATTAACACTATCAAATATTATTTTTCTATACATAGATAAAAAATCTTCATAAGTTTGATTACTTAAATCTTCTTTATCATCACTATATATTTCTAAGTCATAATAAGGCGGGCAACTAAATATAAAATCATACTCATCTTTTGCAAGCGAAGATATATTTAAGCTGTTTCCACATATCCATTTAGGTTTTATATCATCTGTAGATAATAATTCATCACCCTGATTTATATTAGCTTCTATCTGTTCTTTTCGTAAATCAACTCCTGTATATTGCCTGTTCAATTTTGAAGCAATAATACCTCTTACACTACCACCTGCAAATGGGTCTAAAATCTTTGCTTTATCAAAACTAAACCAATAATACATTAACTCACATAAGACAGGGTCAAATACACTTAATATCCCACCTGTATTAGTAAATTTTAATAAACTATTTTCTTTCATGTATCTATGCAAATAATTATCTGTAAACTCTGCAACTGATAATTTACGACCTATTTCCTTCTCACATTTCTCTTTATATTCATAAAATCTAGGTACTGAACCTGCTGCACTACCTGTCGTTTTAATATTTTCTCTTGATAAATCAGATTTAATGCCATACTTAAACCATGCTCTTTTTCTTTCTTGCCATTGTGCACATCTTGTATTTAATACAGATGTTGGTGTAAATAAAAATTTTTCACTAAGTGAAACTTTTTCTAATTCTGAATCACATACTATATCTTCATCTAAGTGTTCAACAATATCATTTATTTCTGACATATCAAAATCAAAAATATTCATATCAATACTATTAATATTAGCTAATTCTTCTTCTAATTTTTCATAATCCCAACTAGAAAATTCACTTACTTTATTATCTGCTAATCTAAAAGCTTTTATTTGTTCTTCCGTTAAATCATCAGCTACAATACAAGGTACTTTATCCATACCCAATTGTTTAGCAGCCTTCAATCTTGTATGACCAGCAACAATTATATTACTACTATCTATTATTATTGGGACTTTAAATCCAAATTGTTTAATACTGTTTGCTACTGGTTCAACAGCCTCATCATTCAGCCTAGGATTATTTTCATATGGAACTATTTTATCTGTTGGTTTATAAATAATCTTAATGTCCATAACTATACTTCCTTTCCTTATTTTTGGGTATAAAAAAAGCACCTATTTAGGTGCTTAAATATCTTAGATATTTTTTTCAAAATTCCAATTTAGTATAGACGTTCTTAAAGCTCGAAAAACAGATGATTCAAGCTTTAAATTTTCTTTAGTATAAATGGATCCATCTTTATACTCTACATAAATAATAAAATTCTCATTATTTACATTAAAAGTAACCTTTAATTTCATATTAGGAAATACTCCTGACAATACCTCAACATTAAGTAATTTAAAATACATAAAATCACCTCAAATAAAAGATATCAACTATTATATCATCAAATATAATTCTGTGTTATAATATCTTTCGTTGCCCTTCCTATACTGGTAACAGTTAGGAGGTGTCCATGTGTCAAGATTTATCATGTTTTTAGAAGCTGTCATGGCAAGTATAGTTGCCTACTATATTTGCAAAGGGTTAGATAAGCTTCTTTCGGTTTTATGTGGCAACTAGCCTAGCTCCAGCGTTAGCTATATAACGCAAGAAACCCCATGAAGGTGCGAGCTTCATGGGGTTTTGCTGTCCATATGACAATTTATCATGTTTTGCCTATATTTAGTATAGCATATTACATAAATTTTGCAACATGAAGGCTATTATTTTAATATAAATTATAAAAATACATATTATTATTAAAATATATGGGTATATACCAATATTTATACAAGATAAACTTATAAAACAATAAAACCGCTAGTATTTTTACCAACGGTTTATCTTTTTCTTTAACAAGTATAACTATATCACAATTAAAGTATGAACTTCTATGAATTTTAGTGAACTTTAGTGAACTAATTTTTTATTTTTTTTGCAACAATGGATAATCCTTGAGAATGTAATGTATGCACCCATCTAAATGAACAATTAATAGAACAAGCAATTTCTTCCCATTTTCTAAGAGAAACATAACGTAAAATAAGTACATTCTTAATATTTTCGCTCATATTTATATTGTTTAAAAAAGATTTTATTTCTATGCGTTTATTTAGCCATTCTAATTTTAATCTTTCCATTTCTTCTTCCTGTTGTTCTAATTTAGATATAAAATCACTGGTATCATGTTTTATATTACTAAAACCTGTACGTTCTTTATATGATGGAATTAACATAATAGATGTTGCACGTAATTCTTCTAAATCTGCATTACATCTTAAACATACTTGTTTAGCCTTATATACCTGTTGTAAATATTCTTTTGCTTCATCTATTTTAGTCATTATTTCTATACTCCTTTATTTCATATAAACACTAAAAGGATAGCCTTATTTTAGCTATCCTAATTAGTGGATTTATCCTATTAAAAATATTGTAGTTGCTATTAAACACAATATAATACTTATAATTTTGATTATAGGAATATTTCTTTTATAAAATTCTTGTTCTGTCTTTAATGGTATTCTTACCAACTTAGGTTCATTATTATTCATATTTTCCTACCTTCATTACTTTTTTATTATCTGTTTCCATATCCCAGAAATCAATTCTTAGAATTTTTATATGCAAACGTTTCATCAGTTCTGCATTAGCTCGTCTAAAAGCCCTACGACAAAAAGCATAAAAGAAGTTTTCTCGGTTTCTTTTTTCAACAGCTCTTTTATATGTTGTATCTGCATATTGTCCATCATTTGTAAGAGGATTTATCCCTTCCTTTCTCATTCACTCACCAGCCTTTATATTTTTTACTACCTTTTTAGAAAATTCTTTTACAAATCTATGTTTTAATGTACAGTTATTTTTACTACATGGTTTCTTATTTATCCAACACATATATCCCATGTCTGCCTCATAGTATCGTTGTTCACATTGCATAGTTGTTCACACTCTCTATATTTTTTTACACTTATAAACTTTCTAAATCACCGTGTAATTCCTTCATTTCTTGATAATATTTAAATTTATGTTGTTCATATATTTTTTCAAATAAATCTTCATTATCAAATATGTTCCCAATTATTTTTATTTCATTATAAAAAAATTCAACTGATAATATTGCTCCGGTATTATAACCAAACACAAAATTATTATCTTCAAAAACAGCAACAGCACGAGAAGGTTCGTCCCATTCTGGTTTAACTTCTTCTACAATATCTCCTTCAAAAATCTTATTTCCGTTTACATCTTTAAGCCATATTGCTTGCCCCACTGTTTCTGGATTAACTTCATGCATTACTATTGGTCCAGCATTTTCTCCATCAAATATATAATGCCTTATTTTTTCATCTTTCGTATTTTTAAATAAAACTTTTCTAACATATCCACCATAACACCATTTATTTGTATTTATATCTTTACCTCTAAATAATATTTCCCGCATCTTAATCTCCTATTCTTCACCTGGTTGGAAATAACACCATTTCACAAAATCCGATATTTCACATAAAGGGTCTTCACCCCTTTCGTGAAAATATGGATATAAACAATATCCATCTTCTGTAGCTATCATATTTCCTATATAAAATCCATGAGAATATGACTCTTTGCTTTTTACAATTACTATTCTATTAGGTAATGGTAACACTTCGTTAGCATCGTACCATTTACTTAGTTTTGCATTAACATAATTATCCATAATAAGACCTCATTTCTGTCCTTTATCTCTTTTTATTTTCTTTTTCCAATTTTTCCGAAAACCTTATCAAAAGTGCAGCAGCCTGATATATTTCAGCTTGTATATTTTCCTTGCCTCCTAGTTGGCTTTTTGTCTTGTTAGGTAAATATGTTTCATTAACTGATTGAGCTATTTCTCCAACCTCTTCTTGTATTAGTCCGAGCCATTGATGAGGTGTTAGCTCACTTTCATCGCCCCACTGTTTCTTCTGCTTTTTTACCTCACCCATAATCCTATTTTTTATTTCTGTTAATGTGTACATTGGTTGTGGTATAATCTCATAACCTTCACCAAACATAACAAGCATTAACCACATCACGCCTGCTACATTCCATTTTTCTTCTTTTTCAGAATAATATTCAGTTTCTGGTATTCCAAATTTTTTATCTTCTATTATTCTACATTTGACCATACCAATCTCATTATAAGTTTTAACCCAAAATGGTTTATTAAACTCTATTCCGTTTTCTTCCATAAATTGTTGTATTAACTGTTTATTTTTCATTTTATTATCTCCTATATCTTTAATCCCTATAAAAGCATTGAATAGCTAAATCTAAACCATTTTTTAAAGCTTTATCATTATTTATTTGTTCCATTGTGTATCCCAAATCATTTAAAGTATCTTCTGTATCATAAGTGTATGCAAATTCATGACTCCAAAGCTCATAAATAAACATAGATTTTATAAATCCGCTTCCGTCCTTATCTTGTTCTATAGCTTCTTGCTTTTCTTTTCTATGTCTTTGTGTCAGATTTTTTAATTCTTCCTTATCTTTCTTTTTTATAAATCCACCAAAGCCAATAGAACAAATATCTTCTCTATTCAATCCATATTCTTTTAATTTCTTTTCAAATTCTTCTTTACTAGAAATGAATATATAGAAAATTTTGTCTTTAGCAAACGTATCATATTCCTCTTGATGTCTATTTTTCATTTCTTCATAAGTCATCATTTTTTATACCTCGTTCCTTTATTTTTCTATTTAATTGTTTTTTAAATTCTAATACTATCCAATCGAATTCAAGCATTTCTTCTTCAGCAAATCTTTCTAAATTTCTAAGTACATAATCCGCTTCTATACTTACTTTTTCTTCACATTCTTTTAAAAATATTTCTTCATCCATATCCATGACACTAAAATAAATTATTTTCTTCCTTAAGTTGTTTAATTATATATGGGTCTGTTTCTGTTGTAATATCTGTAATTAATGGAGTTATCGTTATCTCTACTCTAGGATTATACTTATCTAATCCTGCTATTTTTGTGCCGTCCCAGCTTTTTATTATTCTGTCATCAGAAAGAAGCCATGTACAAGTAGTTTTCTTTTTACCATTTATAGTTTTCTGTTCATCAGATAAAATATCTGCTGTAGCTTGCATTAATCCCACAAGGTCAGGATAATGTGCTTTGTCCTGTAGATAATATTTACATGTTAGTTGTACTGGCATTGTATAATGTGGCAATCTATCAGGAGCATAAGATTTTATTAATTGTTTTTTGCAACTAATCTCATACTTTTTATAAGCCTTACTAGGTACAAGAGAAGGCATCTCTTTTTTCTTTCCTTTAATTTTTATCATTGTTGCACTATTTTTCTTAGTTGCTGGTTGACCTAATAAAATAAAAGAAAATGGTGTATTATTCATATCTTTAAAATCCCTTCTATATTGTCGATATCATGAAATAATCAAATCCACCTGTAATTTTCCCACCATGTGATTTAACTATTTTAGGTTCGTTTATATCTTCTTTAATCTCACCTATAGATTTAAGATAATCAGCATATTTATATAGTCCTTCTAAGTTGTTAGTATCATAAAAACTTGCTACTAAACCATATTTATTTTTTAATCCTGTTTCTGCCATTAAACGATTAATGTCATTTCTACGTTTTTCCCTCTTAGCTTTATTTTCCGCTTCTATCCTTTTTTTGCTCTGCTTCTATTTTTTTCTGTTCTTTTTTCGTTATTCTATTTTTATTATTATAAAAATGCCATAATTCTTTATGTTTTTGATAATATTCCTTAAACCTGCATTTTTGTGAACAATATCTTGCTTTACCTGTTTTACTCTCAAACTCTTTACCACAGATACATATCTTTTTCATAGTTATACCACCTGTGCTAATCTTATACGATAATTTTCTGCACCTTTCATTCCAACAGATATTGTCATTTCTGCAATTCTACTCATTATTCGTTCTCCAAATAATTCAAATAGTTCTTGCATATTGTAATTAGTTGTTATTATCGTTGTAAGATTATTTTCATATCTAGTGTTTATTAACAAAAATAAATTTTCACGTTCCCAACTACCCACCATTTTTAATTTTCCGCTATTATCTCTATCTTTTTCTGCTCCAAAATCATCAAGAATTAATACATCAACTTGTTTAGCTTTATTTACTAATTCCGTTGCTATTAAAGCTTTTTCTTTGTCATTAAAGCCTTGTTTTATACAATCAAATAAATTTGCTGTAACAATCATCATGCTTGGTATATTTTGTTTTAATAAATTATTTAATATAGCTGCTGCAAGATGTGTTTTACCACACCCATATCTACCGTGTAACCTCAATCCCCTACATTTAGGAATATAATTCGTACAGAAATCTAAACAATCATTATAAGCATTCTCTGTTGCTGGCAATATTTTAAAATTATTAAAGGTCTTACCTTCAAAAAGTTTCCCCACATTGCTTTGCTCCATAAGCCTATTTATTTTTTCTTGCTGTTTATAATTTTTCCAGCGTTCACAATTACTGTAGCTTATAAAATATTTACCAGCTTGTTCATCTACTTTTACATAAAAACAATTTTTGCAATCAATACCATGCTTATTACAAATCTTACATTTTTCTTGTCTATACATAGCATCAACTAATGCCATTTCATTTTTAGAAAACTCACATGGTATATATTTTATTCCTAGTTCTTTACATACCAATTTCCCATCAATCAAGCTCTGCCCAATTGATATCTGTTCCTGTCTTTCTTTGAGCCTGCGTTGCAGTTCTTGATAGGTTGCTAGATTGTAATTGTCCATTAGATTCACCACCTGCTATTTTCAAATTTGCCCAACCTCTTAATATTCCACCTACATACTTAACAAAGTATATTCCTTGCAATTTTCTAGAACTTTGCAATGCCTTTTTTAAAGCTTGTATAGTTTGTTCTGCTCCATAAACTTGTGCATACTCTCTAAGACAGGCTATTTCATTAGCTCCTGGTGTTCCTCCTAGATTAGAGCAGATTCGATTTTGATAGAAAATAAGTACTTGACTTTCTGCTGGAGAAATGTTATCATCACGCGCGTTATTATATATATATATATTATTCTCTATATCTCTATTACTCTTATTAGGGTTTTGTTTTAGGTTTGGTATTGGGTTTGTTTTTAGGTTTTGAGTTAGGTTTGATTTTAGGTTTGTATTTTCTGTTATGAGGTCGTAAGAGTTCGCATTATTATTGAGTTCTTGGGTTTCATTTAGGTTTGTATTTGGGTTTGGTTTTGGGTTTTGGATTAGGTTTTGATTTAGGTTTGGTGTTACATTTTCAACATAATTTTTTATTAGAACATATGTTGAACTTTTACCTCGTGTTTTACTAGGAACATATTTGATTAATCCTGCTTCAATCAATTTTTTTCGGCTATCATTTAACTGACTATAATTTTTTAATTTAGCTTCTATCATCAATGTATTATTATCTATATTAAATTCTGTAGGTCGTCTAAGATAATTCCATTTGTCCCATAATACCCAATATAAAACCTGCGTATCATTATTTAATTTCTTTGCATAATTAGAACGAAATGATATCATTAAAGATAAAGGTTTTAATTCCATATTTTTTACCTCGTGGATAGGTGCTTGTCTTTATGGCAAGCACCTATTCCTATTTATTGTGCCACTGTTGGCATTTGTACAACATTATTTGGCTTTGGTACATCAACTACAGATACATCATCTGTTACTGTTTCAGCTTCAGTATCTTCTCCAAATAAGGAAATTTGATTTCTCTTACCATCTAAATACTTGCGTGCTTCTTGTTCAAATGCCCAAAGAGCGTCAACCGCTTCTTGATTAAAAAACCCAGCTTGACTTGCTTCTACCTCATCAGAAGGACATTTCATAAGAGGTGTATTTAATACTATCTCTCTATCAGCAGAAGGCACATAAAACATGCTAGAAATAACTGCTGACATTGTTTTATCTTTTGCATACTTGAAACTTACCGCATAAGGTTTTATACGTTTTATCAATAATGCTCCTAATCCTAAAATATTTAATGTTGGTTTAGTTAAATTTTTTAATGCTGTAAAAAATTCTGGTGCAGGTTCATCATTAAATATAGATGTATGATATGATGGCTTTTTATTTTCATTTGTCCTCATATATTCAATAGTTAATTTACCTGAACTTTCCTGATATTTAATCTTATTAATAGTTACATTGCTCATTTTGTTCTTACCTCCATATTCTTTTTAGTTAACTTATATTTTTTAGCAATTTCTTTAGTTAATTTAACGGACTCTACATGATATTTAGCATTAAAAGTATCACTACCTAATGTATGCCATTCTATATGATGCTTTCTGCATAATGGTAATACAGGAATACCAATTTGAAATACCTCGGTTCTATCTCTACCCATACCAATAGCAGATACATGATGTAATTCTGCTTTAGTGCCACATATACAACACTTTTTATGAAGTAAGCACATATAGATATATTTATTAATATCCTCACATAATTCTCTTAATGGCTGTTTTGTTGGGATTTCATATTCTATGATGAAATCTATTAAATAAGTAATAAATTCCTTTGCAGTAGTCATATCGCAACTTGACAGCGAAAATATTTCCTTATTTAACGATTGCATTCGTTTTACTACAAATTCAGTTTTCATCAATCTCTTTACATATTCAGGAAGATATCCACTCCATTCAGCAATTTCTTTCATTAATGCATAAGCTTTTTTTCTTTGCTCATTACTGATATATCTACCATCATTAAGCCCAATATCAACCATACTATATTTACGAAAGCAAGCCCTATCTATATTGGTATAAGGTGCTTTTATTAATAGTCCCTCTGGTGTAATATCTATGATTTTTCCATGTATTATCTCCATAATTAATACCTACTTTTCCATTTATTCTTATAAACTTGCATTAAATTCATGTTATTAAGATACTCAAAAAAGTTTTGTATTATAGGATAAATTGAAGGTGTTTCCTCTCTTGTATATTTTTCAGTCCAAACGCATTTACCATTACTTACTAAATAAATAAACTCTTTTGCTTCTGGTATTAATTCAAGATACATTGGGTGCTGTGGACTATCTATAAACTTACCAACGCTATATTTTTGTGTGTATTTAATATCGTAGATAACACCAGCTTTTAAAGCGTCTAGCCTTCCATATAGAACTAAATCTAAACCATTAATATTTATATTTTTACTAGCTACATATTGGAAGCTTCCACCTTGTATATAGTCTGCAATATTTATAGCAGCAGTTATTTCATCTGTAGATATATCAGTAATATTTTTAGGGTCAGTATACTCATACACTAATCTTTCAAAATCTATTCCACGCTGTATTGCTTCATTTGGTGGGCTATATATTTTATTAAGTGTATTGAGGAAGCTTTGGTGAGCTTCCTCTGTATAATCATCAATGCAATTAAATTGATACAAATAGGAATTAAGCAGACTTTGTGTCATCAGATACTTCATTAACAAATTCTCCCTTCAATTTGTTCCATTTAAAACCTAATTCTTTTGTTTTATCAAACAATATAGATTTACTTTCCTTCTCACTAGTCAATATATGTTTTTGATTATTTATTAAATCTAAAACTTCCATTGCTTCACTTGGTGTTGTTATTGCTTCTGTTGCTTCTTTTATAGTATCAATTATTTTTTTATATGCTTTTTTCTCTTTTTCAGCTTCTTTAGCTTCAGCTTTTATATTTTCATTTATTTGATGAAATAAGTTTGTTAAAAATCCGTTTTGATTTCCGTTTAACTCTGGTATTGTAAGCACACCATGTATACCATGTGTTCCTTTAGCATAATAACGTTCACAATTAGTAAAACCTATCGTTCTAACGTTATTTTGCATTTCCATGAACCCGCCTAAATCCATTGGTTGCCATACATTATCCTTTGTCTGACCTTCTACTAAAATTCTAAGACGTGTATTATCTCCGTCTTTTTCCTCTTTAGCATGGAATACTATTACCACGTGTTTATTTAATTGGTAATAACAATAATCTATAAATCTTGCAAACTCACGTCCTACTGCTCCATATCCTTTTAAGCTAAGAGAGCCATCTCTCTGACCATTTTTAGAGTTTTGTTTTATTACATATGCAGACATTAATTTTATAAGTTGTCCGCCTGTATCTATTACAAGAGTTTCATAATCATTTAAATTAAGTGGTACTAAGTCCTCTAAAAGTTCTTCATAATTATTAGGTTGAATAAAATCTGTTCTATATCTTGCTTCTACCCTGTCAGTCCCTCTATCAACATCAATCAATAGTGGTTTTGGGGCAGATAAGGCAAGAGTTGTCTTGCCTATACCTGGATATCCTGCAATTAACAATCTAATTTTCTTATCAGTATTTATAATTTCACTTGCTTTTTTAATCATTTTTATTCCACCTTTACAAAATATGACAATTTATTTACTAAATCATTTCTTTTATATAAGAAGCTTATATAGTTTTTAGTATTTATTCTTTGTCTACTAGCCATTGTGATATTAGCAATACAATCATACTCACCAATAGCAAAAAAGTTTTTAGTTTTTATATAAAATCTTAAACCTGTTAATGATTCTCTAATATTTACTAATCTTACATATTTGATATTTAACTTAATACTTTTTAGAATTTCTAAAAATTTTTGTTTAACTTCTTCAGAAGTAAAATTATTAATTTTAGGAAATACAATTTTTTTGACCATTTTTCTTTCCTCTGTTATACTTAAATTGCAAATATTTTTTTATGTGGTTGCTTGTTTGACCTGTTGTCTTTCAAGCAACTTTTTTTATAAAATAATCACCTTTTAATAAATCTTTATAAGGATTTATATAATCACCTGCAATATCTTTTAAATATCCATCTTCATAATCTACTAAAACTAAGTCCTCATAATCATCATTACGTAATATTACCTCTTTACCTTGTTTACAAAACGAAATTGCTTCTTTTATTGTTAATCTATCCATTGTATACACCTCTTAAAATGGAAATACTTCTCCATTAGCTTTATAATGCCAATCTTTACTATAACCTTCTTTTAGTAATAAACTATTTATTTCTAATAAGTTTTTAAGAACATCTTTGGCTTTACATGGAAATAAATTTGTTTTCTTACCTCGATTATTTTTTACAGTACGTATTCTCATTTTTTTCTTCTCCTTTTTATTCTTTGAATAAATGCATAACATTGACGGTCATCAGCACATACTGGAACAGCAAGACCGCATATCAAATGCAATATATGCACCTGTCCTTTATTCAATTTTTTTACCGCACCGCCAACATTTCATACTAAATCACCTTTGATTTTCCTTGAACAACTATTAAATTTGTATCGCACCATTTTCTATTCTCTTATTTTTTTAATACACCACGATATATAAGTTTTCTAATTGGTAATTCTATATAATCTCACCTCTCTTTCTTACTGGTGCGTACCAAGCACCATAGCAGAACTCACTTGCAAACCTCCCTACCATAATAAATTTGTTAAGAAGATTATCGTTAAAGATTTGCCATTTTCTTTTTTATTTTTGTTATGTTAATAACCTTTCTGCTATGGCTTGCTACGCACCAATTTTTTCTAAACTAAGCACTACGAACCGACCTTCTTCGATTTCTCTTATTCTTTAATTTTTATCGTGTTTGTGCTATAATATTTTTACAAAGAATTTAATTGTCATATGCTGGACTGTTTATTAAATGGTTCAGCTTTTTTATTTTTACAAAACTTTAATATCAAAATATCTTTTGTCATCAGCCTAAATGTATTCAATATCTGTTTATATTTAGGCTGTTCTTTTTTGTCTACTTTTCCATCAGCACCAATTTCAATTAAATCATCTATACATTTATTAGACTTCTTTATATTAGCTATAAAACTTAAAACAGTTTCTGAAAAACTTTTATTTTCAATAGGTGCAAATAATTTTTGTCCTAGTCTAAAAGTCAATAAATACTGATATCCTATATATTCATTGCCATAAATCTCAACAATATCATTCATTTTATCTATAGTTGGTTTTATTTGATTAGCTTCGTATTTTGCCAATGTTCTAACACTTATATCTAATAATTCACTTGCTTGTTCTTGTGTATAACCTGCACTTTTTCGTGCTTTTATAAGTAGTAACCCGAAATCTTTTATCATGGTTTATTGCCTTTCTTTCATGAGAAAATATTTATATAATTATCTTATTTTTCTTTTTCTACCTCGCTTATTAAGTCCATTTTTCAACTCCTCAACTCTTTTCTTTAATAAAGATGTCTTAAAATCTTCTCTACCATCAGATTTATCATTTAACCATTCAATCATTTTCATTCGATTTATTTTTAAATGACTACCACTCCAGAAACATGGTAAATCATATATTCCTTTTTTTGTTAAATGTCCTGCTAATCTAAAAAATTCAGCAGGTAATGCAAATAATAACGATGCTTCCTCTGGGGTTATGACATATTTTTTCCATACAGGAATTTGCTCCATATAATCAACTTCTTTCATATTTTTGCAGTGCCATATGCATATCAATATTATTGTTTTTTATTATTTCTTCTTTCTTAAAGCTTGTATAAATACCATCTCCTATTATGATATGGTCTATAATTTCTATATTAAGTAACTTACCTGCTTTTATAATTTGTTCAGTAATATTTACATCATCTATACTAGGTGTTGGGTCGCCACTAGGATGATTGTGAACCAATACAATACTATTAGATGTTTCATATTTAAGAACTTCTTTAAAAACATTAGCAGGATTAACAATCGAAGTATTTACACTTCCTTCACTAATTTTTGATATATTAATAACTTGATTTTTAGTATCTAAAATTAATACATAAAAATTTTCTTTTGCTTCATATCTAAGATATTTCATCATTATGTCTACAACATCTTTTGGAGTCCTTATAGCCTTCTTTTTTTCTGGAATAGCAACTAATGCTCTTTTTACTAAATCCCTAACTGCCATCAATTTTTTCTTACCTTTTTTGGAAATTTTTATTTTCTCTGGTTCTCTCATAAAATCATATATGCTAGCATTTACAGGTTCTTTCACTAACATAGATATTAATTCTTTATCAGTTACATACTCAGCAGTTTTTTCTGATACTTTTTTCATGACCATAACTTCTTTATTTAGTTCAGGTTCTATTATTTCTATTTGTTCACTATTTTTAAAAACTTTAATAGCTTTTCTTCTTTTATTAGCAATTTCTTTAGCTATTTTTACGGCTTCTTTTTTTGTTGCTACTGCAAATACATATTCTTCTACTTCATACTGTTTATCTTCGTTTTCTTCTATACGTAAATCTTTATCCATACCTTTTGTATCTAATTGATACATCTTATTCTTTTTAACTGGTGTAAAAATTTCAGCTTCTACTTCTGTTGGTTCAAAAGTTAATTCATAAATATTTTCAAAAACCACTGTATCAACATAATTTATATTTTTAGTTGTTTTTGTATATCTTCTAGCATATTTCAAAGCATCTTTAAAAGTAGAAAATATTTTTCTTTTTGTTACTGTATCACCAATTTTTCTATCAAAGCACTTTCTGTTAACTTCATAATAAGTAGTATAAATAGTCTTCATTTTTCTTAATCCTTTCTTTTTTCTAGCGTGTACCACGCACCCAACAATATTATTTACTTTTTAGGGGAAAGTAATTTTTGCCATTAGATTTTTTATTGCTGGGTCAGTGCTACACGCTAGATGTTCATTTATATTTGCTCTTTTATAACGTTATCCGTTAGTTTATCATCAAAAAAAACAGAGCAATTTACTCCTAATTTTTTTGCTATTAATTTTAATCGTTCTACATCAAGACGACTTTCTCCATTTTCTAAATACCGATATCCTTGTAAGCTCATACCTAAGCTTTTTGCTACTGCGGTTTTAGTAATTCCCTTAGCTTGTCTTATCTTTGCTACATTTTTATATACTGGCATTTTATCACCTACCTTATAACGCTTTTCGTTATATTTATATTATAATAACGATTTACGTTAATGTCAATATATTTTTATAAAAAATTCTCAAAATCCGTTATAAAACTAACAAAATATGTTAATTTATGTTACTATATATTATATGAAAGTAGGTGCTTATATGTTACTAAAAGATAAAATAAAACAATTACGTAAAGATAGAGGACTTACTCAAGCAAGTTTAGGTAAACTTATTAATAAATCAAGTCAAGTTATATCTAATTGGGAACGTGGATACACATCATCTATAAATCAAGATGATATAAAAAGATTGGCTAATGCTTTAAATATAAATATATCTGAGTTACTAGATGACACTGATTTTAATATAAATAATGCTATTAATGCACAAGTAGAAAATAAACCAAAAGATTTAATTAAATTATTAGAAAAAGAAGAATATACTCTAAATGGTGTATTAGTAACACCAGAAGATAAGGAAAAACTAAAACGTATAATCGAAGCTGCCTTTTGGGACGCAAAAGAAAAAAATAAACGTAAGAAGTGATTTTTATGTTAAATCTAAAATTGCGTGCCAAAAATCTAGTAAAAAAATATGGCACATCAGACCCATACTATATTGCTAGAGAGCTAAAATTTGAAATAGTATTTTGTGATATGCCATATAAAATAAATGGAATGTGGCGACGCATTTTAAGACGCAAATATATTTTTATTGATGAAAACTTAAACGAATGGCAGAAAAAAGCTGTTTTATGTCACGAACTAGGACATTTTTTATGCCATAAAGGTTACTCCAGTTATAATATTGCTGGTAGAACATTTTTCCAAAACACACGTAAAGAAAACGAAGCTAATACATTTAGTGCCGAATTGATGTCCTATTCTAGTGATATTGATAAACAATACATTATCCAATTTCTAGAATCAGGACATAAAAAATAATTATCATATATACCCATAGTTATAAACTTTATTTTTATAAATTAACATTGGAGGATTCTTACATATGGAAATCTTTGAATTATTTAAAGACAAAACAAACAAAAATGTAATAAATAGTCAAAAAGATAATATAAATATAGAAAAAGCTAAAGAATTTGATTTAAATATTGAAAAAATACTTGAAAACTGGGAAAATTATCACGCTATACGAGAAATTATAGCTAACGCTTTAGATGAGCAAATACTTACAAAAACAAAAGATATAGAAATAAAACAAACCAGTGATGGTTGGTGGCACATTATAGATTTTGGTCGTGGTTTAAACTATCATCACTTAACACAAAATGAAAATGAAGAAAAATTAAATAATAATAAATTAATAGGTCGTTTTGGAGTAGGTTTAAAAGATGCTTTAGCAACATTATATCGACATAATATTAAAGTAGAAATAAAATCTAAATATGGAATTATTAGACTAAAAACAGCATCAAAAGCTGGTTTTGACGATATAATAACACTACATGCTGAAATAACTCCTTCAAATAATATAAATATGATTGGTACAGATTTTTGTTTATATGGTTGTACTAAAGAAGATATAGAACAAGCAAAATCTCTATTTTTGAAATTTACAAAAAATAATCTATTAGAAACTACAAAATATGGTGAAGTTCTTAGCAATACTGGAGCAAACAGTAATATTTATATAAATGGTGTAAAAGTTGCTGAAGAACCTAATTTTTTATTTTCATATAATATTACAGCATTAAATGCTCAAATAAAAAAATCTCTTAATCGTGAACGAACAAATATAGGAAGAACAGCCTATACTAGTAGAATAAAAGATATATTAAAAGATTGTCAGTCTAATATTGTTATTGAAAAATTAATAGAAGATTTACAAGAATTTAGTTCTGGAAACAGACATGATGAATTATCTTGGAATGATATAGCTATGTATGCTTCCATGAAGATAAGTGAATTAAATAGTAAAGCAACATTTATTACTGCTAGTGATTTACAAAACACACCATCATTAATAGACAATATGTTAAGAAATGGTCATACACCAATTGTTGTTCCAGATAACTTAATTAGTAAAATCGAAGATTATAATATTGGAGCAACGGAAGGTAAAACATTAATAACTGCTAATCAATACATTATTGAAGAACAAAAGAATTTTATTCCACAGATAATAGATATAAATTCACTTTCTTCAAATGAACGTAATATATACTATAAAACAGAAAAAATTTTAGAATTAATTGGTGGCAGAGCACCTAATATAAAAGCTATACAAATAGTAGATAAAATTTATGAAAATGAAATTTTTGATGAAACGGTAGGTTTATGGATACCTGATGAAGGTCGTATCTTAATCAAGAGAACACAACTCCAATCTTTATATAAATATGCAGGTACTTTGTTGCATGAATGTTGTCATGCAATAAGTGGTTTTGGAGATGTATCCAGAGATTTTGAAAAAGAACTTACTACTATTATTGGTGTTTTAGCAAGTAAAGCGTTATAATTTTTATAAATTATTACTAACATGAATATTTAAATCTTCTCTTAAATCCAACAATTTAAATAATAAATATTTTAAATCTTCCTGACTAATTTTAATTATAATATCATTTTCATATTTTTCTAAAAAATATTGACATCTTATAGTATATGGATTAAATAAGTCTGTTGCTTTGTCAATCATTTCTTTATTAATAATTATAGTTCTCATAATAATCTCTCCTTTAAAGGTCGTGAAAATATTGATTAAACAAATGGATGAAAATCTATCTAACGAATATTTTATTGATTACTTTTTAAATAGAATTTCAATAGATACTTTTAATAAACAAATTAAATCAAATAAAAAATTAACGAATATTTATGAAGCATTTAAATATGCTTTCTTTAACAATATAACCAATAATGCAGGTATGCATTATTTAATTTTAGGTGCTAAAATAATTCAAAATACTATAACTGTACGTGAATATGAAGAACAAGAATATAATCTTCCTACAGATTTAAAAGATTGTATCATATTACACTATTATTGTAATCCAATACAGACTAATAATCTACTTCCTATTGTTACTTTAAATCCTAATAATCCTGAAAAATCATTATTGATTTATCCTTATAAAAAGAAATCTGAAAAAGCAAACGCTGTAAGTATAACAATAACTATCATATGCATAGATAAAAAGAAAAAAGATAACATTATTACAACATTATTACTGGATGCTTTTAGATATTATACAGAAAAACAATATCGTTATGCTATTATTGCTGCACATAATGCTTATGAATTAAGTGCTAAAAATTTTTTTAAACGCTTATCTAAAGACAAAAATTTCAATTCCGCTAAAAAGAACTTATCGAATATAAGCTCAGAATCAATAAGTAATATAGCATTAAAATATTTACCATTAATGTTATCATTAACTAAAAAACCATCTCCACCTACTATTATTACCAAAAATATAAAACTTTTAACAGAATTAAGAAATCTATTAATGCATGATGCTAAAATTTCAAATAAAGAAAAAATTTATTTAAAAGATTACATTTTATCTTCTTTATTTATATGTAAATATTTTGAACTTGATATACCTATAAAAGATTATCCACAAAAATCACCAATAGAAGACTTACCAGAAACCATAGAACCTACTAATTTAGATGAAAAAATAACTATTTTATCAAATAAATAATAATAAAGGCTAATTTAATAGCCTTTATTTATTGTTATTGTTGTTCGGAAATATGAACTAAAGGTGTGATAATCTATGAAAAAACGTAAAGATGGACGATATCAATCTTCCGTAACGATAACTGACCCTTTAACTAATGAAAAAAAACGTATATATGTATATGGATATACTGAAGCTGAATTAATTAGAGAAAAAGAACGTGTTAAAAGAAATAATAACACTTCTTTTGATAATATAACTTTTAATTTATGGCTTGATGAATGGTTAAAAATAAGAAAAGAAGAAATAGCTCCTAGCACCTATTATAATTATGTATATTTGATAAACAAATATATTTTACCAAATTTAAACAATATTAACCTAAATAAAATAACACCAGCAACTATTAGAAATGTATTACGAAATATAAATGGTTCTAGAACTAAACAATACACATATGTTTTAATAAAAGCTATACTTGGACAAGCTTACAAAGATGATTTAATTAAAAAAAATCCTTGTATTGCAGTAAATCCTCCTAAATATAAAGCTAAAGAAAAACATATTATAAGCGACTACGAATTTAAAAAATTATTACAATATGCAGAACTCCCTATTAGAAATTTATTTATTCTAGCTTATTATACAGGTATACGACGTGGTGAAATTTCTGCTCTAAAATGGAAAAATATAGATTGGGATGCTAATACAATAAAAATAGTAAATGCTATTAAAATAGTTGAAAAAGGAAATTTAATAAGTACACCAAAAACAGAAAATAGCACACGTGAAATATTAGTATCTAAAAATGTAATAAATATTCTAAAACAACAATTATTAATACAAAAAAAGCGTTATCTGAAACATGGTGATAAATTAACGGAAAACGATTTTATATTTACATCATTAAAGGATAAAAATTATAAAAAAATGTTAACGCCAATGACTATAACTTTTATTTTCAATAAAATAAAAACTTTAGCTGAAATAAAATCCAATATAACATTCCATTCATTTAGACATACACATGCAACCTATTTAGTTGAAGCCAATTTACCAATAAAAGCTATTCAAGCTAGACTAGGACATGCTACAGCTAGTTTTACACTAACAACCTATGCACATAATACATTAAAAATGCAAAAAGAAATTGTAGGATTTTTAGATAACAAAGCAAATTCAATGAATAATTGACATCTTGCTGACATCTTGATTAATAATTTTATTTGCTATTATACAAAATTATATCTAGTTATTTTTATAAAAAAAAATAACTAGATATAATTATTGATGTCAAAAGGCTTTAAAAGCACCTAAATTTACATTGCAAAAGACAAAAAATCAAAAATTTTTCTTCTGCCTATTGATTTTTTCTGTAAAATTGTTTATTATAGGAATTGTGAGTTAGCACTCACTTATAAAGAGTGCTAACAACTATAAATTAACTTAGTTATAAAATCTATTTACGCATAGGAGGAATATACA